ACGGTTATAGACGTTAGCGCCGACGTTCTCTTGAGTTTGACGCATAGAGAACGCCAGGGCACGCGCACGACGAACAAACAGGTTATACAGGTTATCTTCCATCGCTTCCCGTGTGACAATAAAGCCTTTGGCATACGTCAGCATTGGGTATTTTGGAGTGAAACCTTCCTGTTGTGAGTCGTAAGCTACGCCTGAACCTTCTAGCTTGACAGGAGCAAGGCCGAAACCTTCAAACTGCTGATCAAGCTCAAAAGCTTTCTGCGAAGTCTCTTCATCGAAAAGCATGGTCCACTGTGTGGAATGCTCTTCATACGCCTGACCAAATACGTTCTTGACGCCTTCTTGTAAGAGGCGACTAATATTACCTGTTGCAATTACACCAGCCATAATAGACTCCTTATACGCCTACAGCGCCACGGGTTGATTCATTGATACGACAAATTACAGTGGTTCCAGCCGGGGCCGGATATGTAATGTCGCCCGAGTCTTTAACACCAACCATACGCAGCTGCTCAGTAGTACTAATAGAGTTGCCGGTTGAATTGACTACCATGTTGGAATTAACAAGACCACCAGAAGCAGTAGCCGCCGTGACAGTCACAGGCAGGTTTCCGCCCACATCTGTTAGCGCAAATGTGCCGCCTAGTGTTTCAGCTTCAAGTAGCATGTCAGGGTCTGTCGCAACAAGAACCGTACCAGCTGAAGAAGCCGGAAGTCCTTTGCGCTCAAGGTTGGAGAAGTCAGGATCGATAGCAACAATAACACCAGTAATCAGATTACCAGTACCTGCTGTGATCGCATCGACTTCGGAAAGTCCTGTTGAAGCTTCTAGGTTGCCAGTCTCAATGACTAGATCACCAACTGCTAACAGGGTTGCATGTGTCGCATCAACTGCGAACGTTTCGACCTTTCCGGTATAGGAGTGCCCGGAGAGATCTTGTACGGGGCGGAATCCACCAGCCATAATAAAATCCTCGAATTAACGAATTAAAATAAAGCCCATAACGGGCAAAAGTTTAACTAATCAATCCGAGCTTCTACTTGGCTTATTGACTAGGGGCTGTAATGCATCTACATAACAACCACTAAAAGACTGTTTAAATTGAGAGGCTTCGTATCCAGCTACGCAAACCCGCTTGTCTGGTCTTAGCTTTAAATACACTTACTAAATGCACTTAAAGCTAAGGTGCGGGCCTTTGTCCCATTCACAACCTCTCTAATGGGCCTACGCGACACCTTAGTGTTTCGTCCCTATGGACTCATCAGGCGTAGATTACAGCGGGAAGAGATCGCGACTCTCTAATTAATACAGCTCGTCCTGTACCCGCTATATTGTTATTATATAACACAAATCTTGTTAAAACACTATTCTTGAACTATCCAGCCTTTCTGAACGCATTCTTCCTCATATTTATCAACATATTCCTTATATGAAAGATCACCTTCAAAATAGAAAGCGCCTTCTGATATTGGAATTATTGACTCAGGATTGCGGACATATCGGGCTTTTAGCCAAGATAGGTATGTAAGATGATCCTCTTCATTCATTTAGATAAGCTCCCGCGTTACCACTTTGTCATGACCCTTCGGAACGTATTCCGATTCACCCAGTTGCTGAACACTCTGCTGTGTGGCGTCCATGTTACGCTTCTGCTGTGCTGCCATATCTTCTTTGTAGTAATGTTCCTCAATCTCCATCAGAACATGAGTATTGCCTTTGCCCGCAGCCTGCTCCACTCGCTCACCGTTAACTAGGACAAAATCCCAATATGCCTGCTGCATTTGCTCAAGCTTGCCGGGATGATCCGGCCCAGTAATAGCCCAATAACGCTGGAAACCTTCCCGCTTTGGTGCCTGTAGTTTATTACCTGCACTCATTGGTATGCGAGCAGGGCGCTCTTTGTTTGCTTGTGCGTCTGCGTTACGAACTGGACGACCTGGCTTTTTACGTTCTTGCATTATGCTTTCCTCGCATCAGCTACAGTTTTCAGGAATGACTTCTCGTCTTTAAACATCATGCGCCCAAACTTTTCATATTCGGACTTTTCGGCAGCAGTCAGATCATTCATTGTCAATTCTTTGTTTCCGCGTTGCCGCGTAGTCCGCTGTGTGCTTTGCTCTGTCATTGTCGGCATCTCCCGGCGTGGGTTTACTTGCTGCTGTTCTTCTGGATAGAGTTGGGATAATTTGTTGTCAACATATGCAAGTGCTGATTCTTCAGTGGCTCCAGGACGGTTAGCTGCTGCGTTATATAGAGCTATCGCCTCTTGTCCCTTCTCGCTACTCGGATCATTAACCCAAGGGTTTCGCGCCTCCCAATCTGCAATAGTTGCGCTCTGCTGGGGTGCTGATGGGACTGTCTGCTGGATGGGTTCCTGGCTGTCTATCTTACGTTGCAACCGGTCAAATTCATCAGTGTCAGCCACTTCAACAGCTGCACGTTGCTGTACTTTTAGTTCATCTAACTCTGCTTTAAGCCGCCCTTCATGATACTGATTGACGCCAGCTAGACGAGTTTCAAAATCCACATTTTGTTTTCGTGATTCAGCCTTGACATCATTCAGCTGCTTCTGCATCTCACCGAAAAGAACGTATTCGCCTGCAGTCTTCCAGTTGTCCGGGTTGCCTTCGAATTGATCTTCAGGACGCCAACCTTGGTCCCAGGCTGTTTGTTCTTTGGATGATAGATTTAACTCTTCCTCCTGATGTTGATCTTCGACTTGATCTTGGATTACTTCCTGATCAATATCAGTCTGCTGCCCAAGCGCTTCTTGGATTTGTTCTTCACTCATTGTTAGACTCCAGCTGATTCTTCAGCATCTCAAGGAACTCGCCCTGTGCTAGACCCATAATGTCTTGGTCAGTTACATAGCGGTAATTCTTGTAGGCCTCGTTGTATTCATGAGCCCGGGTATATTTTCCATCGTATCGAGTAGATAATTCAACAATATCACCCTCAGTCACACCCCAGTCTTGAGGTGATTCGCAGCTTGAATAGCCTTTATAGGCAATAGGGCCAAACGCAACAATACGGGCAACATCACGCCCTTTACGCTCTCTCTCTTGCTCGTTAGCAGAGCAAAGTATAATACCGAGTGCCGATGTAACCTGAACAGGGATAATCTCAACTAGAACATTAAAGCCTAGTGGTAATACAGGAGGATTATTCATTTTCTTCTTCCTCTACTACTACGACACCTTCAATCCAACATTCCATCTCTCCCATAGGAAGGATAAAACCTTCAGGCGTTATAGGAAATGATTCATGTTCATATACAATAAGAAATGAATCCCGTTGATGATCAAAATGAACACTGATAAATCTTGCGTCTTCAGGAAGATTGTTTCTTATTACCCTCAACCCACAACCACTGAATAATTCAACCAATATCTCAGATGCAAGCGGATACATTAAATATTGCCTATCCATCACTCAGCCTCCTCTAAGACCATCTCATAAGCATCTAAGAGCGCTCTAGCCCCTTCGATAACACCTTCCTTACGCGCTGTCTGTAGCGCTGTTTCATCGACTGTGGCGTATAGAGTGGATTCGTTCTGATATCCCTCTATCTGCTCCTCAATGGATTTAAATATTTCCTTGGTTACGGGATGGCTATTCCAATCCTGTAGGTCCGCTTTGGTTAATACCATTATCTAGTCTCCTGCGACTATTTGTGATGAATTGATACTCTAAATGCGACCTGTATCACATTATGATCTATCTCTACATATGGAAAGCTTCTCCAATCAACAACTGCTTCTCTGCATTCTACTCCAGTACCTTCCGGCTTTTCTGCTTGCTTGGCTAATATTAGACCGTCGATTATATTGTCAACATCCTTGATTATATCTCGCAACAATATGTAAAATCCTTCAAGCTTCTTATCTACTGTCAAGCATGGAACATCATAAACACGAAACACATAGGATTTATAGCCGCCTCCCATTGAGTCATAGCAAGTCTTTGTTCCTATAATTGAATATTCTTTTTTCTTAAAATGATTCTCTAAATTATCATTAAAGAACCTTTTAGCTACTTGGTAGGGTTCCTGCATTAGTCAGTTCCTGCGCTGCTTTGTGGTAATTCAAATATGATAGTCGCCGGATAGTAGAAACAAGCTATATCATCGGGAAGAGTCCCATCTTTGTTCTCTCTACATAAACAGACTTTCCCATCAGCAGAATAGTGTATAAAATCCGCATCAAATAAATACTTCTGGCCCGCGCTATCTATTATCTTGTATTTGTTTCTCACTTGTCAGCTCCTGTGGCTGTTGTAATTCCTGCAAAGTCTTCTGATTTTGCAGTTCTTGTGCATCAATATTCAAACCTGCTGTGTAGGTAGAAATATTGTTCTTCAGATCCTCAGACTCAGCTTCTTCCAAAGTCTTGATAACCCTGGCCTCATTCAGTTCTGTCTCTGAATTCTCTTTCTCTATCTTGCTCTGTAACTCTGCATCTTCACGTGCTTGTTCTCGCTCCAGTGCGTCTGTTTGGGCTGCTGCAATCAAGTCTTGACGTTCTTGTTCACCAGTAATAAGCGCTTGCAGATCAGGATTCTCAGTTAACAATCGTTGTAATTGCTGCTCAGGTGTTTCTTCTGGGTAAACCTCATCGCCAATGGTAGAACCTATAGCTTCAAAGAAATTCTTCATAATCGGTCTTACATCGCCACCGGTAAACGCTACCAGTTGAGCCTGTGCAACCTCAGCATTAGCCTGGATAATCCTCTGGGTCTTCGTGGCTACTTCTGGATTGGCTACTGGCACGATATCCATGCCGCGAAGATTAAAGTCCTGCTCGAAGTCTGCTTGTGGATCATCAAGTATTTCCTGATATTGCACCGGGTCTACAAATCTTGCATTCAACTCGAACAGCTTTCGGAACTCTTGAGACATTGCACGATAGATACGTTTAACAATTGCTCCGGTGCCGGCCATCTGCTCATCGATTAGGGCTAGAGTTGTACCCACTGCAGCATTAGCACCTAGAGTGCCCTTCAAGTCTGCAGAGGCTGCAAGTTCTTGAACGTTAGTAACCATGAAATTCATCAATGCTAACAGGGTGGCGCTTGGCTCTTTGACTGGCAGCGGAACAATACCAGTCTGCAGAGCTTGAGCTGACACACCTGTTTGTTTCCACTCCCCAGGCTTGAAACTTGAACTACCCATCTTGCGACGAAACTCTTTACTCATCCAACCGCTTTGACGATTAGCCAATGTACCAGCATCTACAAGCTGGTTAGTAGTTGAATTGATACCTGAGACAATAGCGCTTAATAAATGGGTGTAACCAACATCCAGGAAGCCGCCTTGTGGATCTCTCAGGAAGCCATACTTGGTGATCCACAAGCAGACTTCGAGCAGGACTTTAATCT